CGCATATAGCCAATACATGAAGGTGTTAACGAGTTGTCTCTCGCACTGGGGCCGGGAAGTCGTGACCTTCCCCCATTGGGTGTACCTCTGGGCCTTGCGGTTTTCACGCCACTTACGTGACGCTAGTCTATTTCCCCAACGGTGACATTGGAGTAGGTGACTTAGACCTAAAAGCTAGCTCATGCTGTTTGTGTTCAAAAGGTTCAAATACATACTTCTGCCGAATCATCTGCTCAACTTGATCGAGCGTCAGCGGCTGAGTCTTTCGTTCCTTTACCCTACCTGTCACAGTGGGTCTTGTCACTACAGCCTTCAACAACGTCGAAGGATCAAACTCCTGAACAGACGGGTCAGCAGTTATAGCAGAAGTAAGTTCTGAGAACTGAAATGTCCCCTCCACATAAATGTTACCTAGTAACACCGTTGTAGAAGCGGCACTTGTGTTCGGAGAATTTTCATTACCTGCTATAGCCATGACCCCTGGATATTGACTACGAACATCCGCTGGGACGTCGCTGCCAACAACGGGAGTATTAAACTCTGACGCTATTGAATAAAGCCATTTTGAGTCATCGGACTTGATGCGCATACACTGTTGTGGTATCCAAGCTGGGAATTGCTTCGCATTTGGTAGCATCGCGACCTGTGACTCATAAGGTTGCCAACCAGCACCCGACACGTTATTCCATGAATGGTCATCTGGATAAATAGGGTCGTTTGACCAACCCCATGTCATGTAAAATCCTGAAGAAGTCCCCCCGACTACCCTAGGTACAAATTCAAAACACACGTCCTCCATTCTCCACTTTGAGAAGAGATTGGCGAACGTTTGCAATGGAGCTGGCATGTAGGCACTATTAGCTGGACATAAAAAATATGTACCTGCTATATTGCTAACTCCTTTAACCATAGAAATGGTGGGATTGCCAGAACTGTCATACGCGAGGTAGACAGACAATGCACGTGTTCTGTAATGTATCCTAAGATTACCAGGGTGGTCCCCTTTTGCGAATCTCACATACTGACCAGAATTATAAACTGCCGAGTACGTGGTCGGCGGGGCCACGAGTCGTTCAATAACTGACCCGCTGCTCCCCTTGACCGCCACTGAGTTTTGCTTCTTTGGCTGGCTCTTTGGCTTTGTACTTTTTGGCTTGCTTTTTGTTTTTTGTTTTTGCTTTTGCTTTGGAGGCATTTGCTGTTGCGTTTTGCTCAGTCGTAACTGAGCTTTTGATTTCAGCTTTGGATTCCGTTGGCCTAGGCTTGACAGCTTCTGCTTGGCCGCCACCAGTTGTTGTTGCTGGCGCAGCTTTAACTTCTGCATCTCGCTTTCGGCCTTCTGGATTCCCAGAGTGCTTTCCATCCGCTTGCGGTGTTCCTCCAATATTGGTTCCTCTCGGAACTTGGCTACTTTGAGATCCTTGCTCACCGGTTTGTGCGGTGTTAGTTGATCTATCATCACATTTAGTGGTAGAGCAAGGCCCGCTACTAGAGCTGACGCTGCTTTTTCCACTGCCGACGGGTTTGGACCCTGAAGTGCCTCCTGTCCTTTGTGTAAACGCTGCCGTAAGTAATCCATCGTCATCACCATACAAAATTGCCGAGATGTCACTCGGCTCAGAATTGGATTCTAATCCTGTTAGGATCTGACGACGATAGTTACGTGGTAAGAGTGAAACATTCTTTTTAAGAGCGTAAGCTTCTAATGCCTCAGAAAACTTGTGATCGTTAATTGAGATAATAGAAACCCCATTCAATATCTGAGCCAACATATCAGGTTTCAACTTCTTCGATCTCAGAGGGTTTTTAAGCCTGCGCAATACCCTTGCAGGTTGCGCCATACTGATTAACCAACCAGTATCTGATTTCTTAAAGAGAAATCCCAAAAATGTCTTCCCAGACATATCCTTACCTCCCGACTCATCAGTGATCACCTTTTTACACGTTAACCCTACCGCTTCGTAGGCTAAGATAATAGAACTTTTAAAGGCTCCATCATCAATAGGACGCTTATAACTAAATATAGCATCATCACCATGCAACACTGAGGTCAGGTCGCGTGCGAGGTCCATTAAATGTTCCTCATTTTTAAAATCAACTTCGCGTGTGGACAGGCGTATGGACGCTAGAAACACGACGAAGTGGCTGATGTAACTGTTTATTATAGTAGTAAGAAAATGACCGCTTGGGTTTAACCCCAAACGAGGACGAGAATCAGAACCAACCAGTTCTAAATGGTCCCCTATTCTCATTAGTTTATGTCCAACCAGGAACTGTCTCTCATACCGCGTGGCTTGGGTGACAGGGATCTTCATAACACTTAACCAAGTATCGTAGGCAATACCAATTAATTGCCCACTAGCTGAAAGATCCATACTGCTGACGTCTACTTCCGCACAACGCCCGCATTTTCCGGGATTCATTTTAATGGCGATGCTATTATGTCCGCCTTTTAGCATATTAAAACCCAAAATCATAGGATTATGAGTATGAGCATTTCGCTCCCACCATTTATAAGACGTGTGATGAGTGCGTCTTTGTACCATTTCTAGCACTAAATCACCACCAAAGATTAGACGTTGTCTTCCTTCGTCCTTTTTCTTTTGAGTGGTGTCCTCTTCTTTAAGGAACACACTTAAGACGGGGTCGGTACCATCAACTTTACCGTTCCACACATCTTCACACGTTGCGAACAACCAGGCACAGCACGGCACACACGAAAACACATCCTTTTTCTGCATGTGTATACCATTGCAACCTGGGGCGCACTCCATAAATCGATAGCCAGGAGTGCTATCCCAAGTTTCAACCAAAATGACATCGGCGACCGTTTTCCAGTCACTCAACGCACCTTGATACTGTGTTGGTAAAATACCATGGGTGTATTCAGCGTAGCGCAAATGCGCTTCGATTAACCCTTGGCTTATCTCAGGCGTATCTTGACCTCTCTTAGAAATCCATTGTGCTGCCAACAGCTCCGCTTGTCGCGTCAGAGTTGGAGGTACAAATTCCTTGTACTCCTCCTCACTAACTCCAAACTCAGAAATGATTAAGCCCGTGTCAATAGCCGAACCATCAGCCATCTTATCGATGTCCGATATATGTCGCCACTTAACTCGAGCCACCACTTCCGCACCTGGAATATGTGGGGTTAACGTATCATCCTCTTCAGAACAATCCTCTTCTGAGAATTCTTCATCCGAATCGATTTCGCACTCTTTCCCGAACTCGGGGTCTGCTGCCATCACTTGTGCGTGTTGCATATGTCTTTTGACAATATGATGTAACGCACGCCTGGATGACTTCGAGTTCCGATTCTTGACCTTATCGCCTCGAGCTGAAGCTCCCTTCTTTACCGCACGATTACGATCTAGAAGTTTGCCTTTTGCTCCACGAGAACTTTTACCACCTGTTCTTTCATTCGGTGCTTGTAGTGTTCGACGACTAACAGTGACCCAGCGTCCTTGAGGGTCTTCCTGATACACATCTATGTTGTTAACTAATGTTGCGTCGATAATATAAGTCACCCATTGTTTTGTATTTGGATCAATTTTCCTCACACGAAACAATTGGGGGTCTTGACTATCTTGAGCAACTTCGTCTACTCCAATAGTGTGACGATTGCACCAATCCCCGAATGTCATCTCACCAGATTCATTGTTCGGGTTGTTCAGGCGCTTTCGCACGTCGAGAGCAACTTCACGGACCCACTGAATTATGTCATTACTCACACGTACTCCTTTGTTAGACACACCCTCACAATAAATCTGTTGGTGTGTACCTACACACACTGACCCTCGCCATATTGGAGAACCGGAGTTCCCTTTCTGTGACGAAGCAGCATGTATAATAACATTGGTGTCCGTGGGCAATTCTAACACTAACCCAGAGGTGGATGTTAAAAGATTATCTAAAGCCAAAGAGGACTCATATACAACTAAGCCACTCGCACCTAACAACGTGACGTTATCACCTGTGCGGGGCTCATGTAAACGCGCAGTACGTAGGCCTAACGTTGTACTAATCAACATCAAATCTTCATTCTTGTAACGGCTCACCTCAGACGTACACTGATATATTCTCTTCTTCGTTGAAGGATCAAATACATTTATGTACGGGAGGTAACCCGCTTCCAAGACATCTGTTATGACATGACTAGCTGTCATTGCTAGTCCTTGGGCCACATTAACTGCCCAACCTGCGTGCATCCACTTATACGAAACACTCTCAACAGGAGTTTTTAAATCCTGTAGTGGCATCTTATAACATATTTCAGTCATTCGTTCCACATTCCTCTGCACCGGGGTAGGCTCTGAGGTAGAGATAATAGACTCCAACTTAGGTTTACCTACAAAAATAATTTGTTTGGTCTTCCTAAGAGAAAAATCCACATAAGGTTTATTCGGGTCCCTCTCATTTCGTAATAACTGTGGAACAGTATATTCAATTTGAAAGTTTCCGTCATTCCCTAATAGAACTTTGGGGTCTGTCGTGTTTACGTGCTTTAAAATTGCGATGTTCGTATTAATGTAATGTCGAACATCAATCTTTTCAACTGGCAACGCTGGTATACCTATCGCCCATGCGGGCACACCGGTCAACCTACGGCACAGTTTGAAGTTGCGTAACACTATAAGCATTAAACTTATACTTACTACTATACCAAGAAGTAAAGCGAGACAGAATAAAAAGTCAGGTCTCTGACGAATCCATCTCACACCCATCTTATAATATGAATTATAACTATATTCCTCTGAGTCATCGACACAGATGTCGCCGGGTTTAATGCCGTAGCATACCTGGGCGCCGTCTGCACCATTAACTCCAAGAATAAATAAAGTCATATAAATCCAATTTACAAGTTGGGGGGTATTTTGTAAGCTTCTGACCGCTGCCAACAAACGATACTCCCCATATGATGAAGAGACTTTAGTCTGCGGATCGAGAGGCTTTTTAAGCTCAGCCATAGTTTCAGTTGCGCATATCCAATTCTTCAAGTTTCGATTAGATGGCTTCGATATAGGCGTTCCAGTAGGCCAGGGCTCCCTCTCGGGTGCCCGAACCATATAGAGCCCATATTTTGGAATCACCTGGTACACGGCTAGCATACCAGGGTACTTATCATCCACACGCCTCGTATAAATATCAGTCTCAACAATTTGTGAGCTTCTATCTACATCTGGCGCATAGTCTAGTACATTACAATACTTTCGGAGCTTGGGATGCACTTCTTCAAGCCATACCTGAGCTTTCCCCATGAAATAATATCCAATTTCTTCCAGGGAACTTCTTGATGTATCACACGTACTGGGTTCGAGAATTCTCCCCCAGCCAATTAGCACATCAGCGTACATCAGTGCTAAATGGTTAACATCCGAAACAACAGAACGCATAAAAAGAGGAGTTTTAAAATCCTTCTTAGTATACACCCTTGGTTCCGGTACGTAGTCAATCCCTCGCTTTCGCTCAGGTTTTGCTACATCACCACACGCTTCACATAACGTGGGTGGTCGTCGAGGCGCCACCGTGTAATCATGGCGTCTCCCAGCTTTCGATGAAGTCGATAACACTTGCATAGT